GGATGGCCGACCGCACGAGACGAAGCGCGCCACCAAGGCCAGCTTCCATCTCCTCAGCAGCCTTCCGAGCAGTACCCTCGATGTTTTCCATCTCCTTTCTGAAGTCGCCGGTCGCCTGGATAGTACGGAGCAACTGAGCAGCAATGAAACCACCGCGCTTCCCGAACAGAGCCGAAGAAACGGACGCCCCAATCTGCTCCTTCGCCAGCCGCTTGAGAGCACCCTCAAGCCCGACCACAGAAGGACGAACTTCATTGAAGTCAATGTTCAGGGCCTTCAAAACCTTGGCCAGCGTACCCGTAGGTGCTTCAAGGTCCGTGATAACACGGCGCATACCCGTACCGGCAAGGGACGCCTGGATACCCGCGTTACCCAGAATAGCCATATGTGCCGCTGCATCCTTGAGACTGATGCCGAGCTGCGAAGCGATTGGGGCAAACAGCTTCAAGCCGTCAGCGAGCTGCTGCACCGTGGTGTTTGCGTTGTTGGCGGTGAACACGAGGGTGTCCATGATCTCTGGCATGTTGGACACCGACAGCCCGAACGAGGTCATGAGGTTAGACGCGATGTCTGCGGCGTTACCGAGTTCAAGCTGAGCAGCAGCGGCAAGGTCGAGAGTAGCCGGGATGGCTGACATGACTTCGTTCACTTCAAAGCCAGCACGCGCCAAGAACGCCATACCGCTGGCTGCCTCCCCTGCCGTGAACCGGGTGGTCGCGCCAAGCCCCTTGGCCACCTCCCGCATCCGAACGAACTCCTGAGCCGTAGCACCCGTGACTGCCTTGACAACGAGCATCTGATCGGAGAAATCGACGAGGCTGGCGGTTAGGCTACCGAAGACGCGAATGGCCGCGACAGCAACCAGAGCATTACGCATGAACGCCAGGGTCTTCCGCACCTGCGAGGCGGCGGTTCCAATGCGCTTAACATCCGCGGCCGACTTCTTCGTGCCGCGCGTTCTTACGTCAATGATAAAGGTTTCGGTGGCCATTACTTAGTTTCCAGTACCCTGCGAGTCTTCGCCTGGAGGATTGCTCGTCCAGTCTGAAGGCCCAACTGCACCATCTTGCCAGGAGCATGGAGGGAGTCTCCATTGTTGAGCACGCCGATGTATGGGATATTGTTGGTGATAAAGATGCTCCGGTTCCTGGTTGCGTCGAACCGCTCCATTACCTGCTTGTGCTGAGCCTTGGCCGCAGAGGAGTTGGCTCCCTCTCCAATGCCCAGCTTCACACCGGGGGCGTATGGGGGAATAATTCCAGAAGCAGGAGCGGAGATAGAAGCACGCCAGTTGGAGCGAGCCGCTCCGGTGTCCACCTTCGTGGTGTCAACGACCGTGGCTCCGATACCCTTGGCAACATCTTGGACCAGCTTGGACACACCCTTGGTGATGGTGCCGCCCAGCTTGTTCATGCGGTTCGGCAGCGCGCTAAACGGAAACGTGCCTACCATTAGCTGCTCCTCATTCCCTTCGGCTTCTTGAAACTCTTGCTCTTGCCGAGCTTGCCCTTAGACTTCTTCGCCTGCTTATCCATATACACGGAGTCGAGGCCGCGGATCATCATGAGAAGGCGTTCGAAGTCGTCACCATAGATACGATTGCGAGACCCCCAAGCGTGGATAGCGGACCAAGGAATAGGTCCAATGCCCATACCAATGTCACGATCAGTGGACAAGTCCTGGAATGCTTTCCAGTAGAGTTCCAAGCCCACCCGGATCACGGGCTTGTTCTTGAACTTGTCAGGCACGGGCATATTCAGCTTGCGTGCCTGCTCAATGATCCTCGTCTCGTTCGGTCCTTGCTCGATTTGGTAGAGAAGGACCGCCGTCAGTTTCCCACGTCGTCCTGGATATCCTCGATGCGGTAGTTGGCCGCCGCACCGGCAGCCTCTCGCAGATCGTTGAACAGGTCCGGCAGGGAAACCATCAGGTCGTAAGCGGCCTTGGCACTGTAAGCCAGCGACTTGCCGTCCTTCTTCGTGACACCCTTCCAGTCCAGGATGATCGTCTCCGCGAACGCCTGCTTCATGATGTCCGTGGCGAGTTCCACGTCCACCGCTTCGCCGTCGAATGCGCCACCGCGCTTGCGGTGCTCACGGGTCTTTTCTTCCATGGCCGCGGTGAACGACATATTTGCGCCACCGGCACGCGCCAGCTTGACGGAAATCTTCTTGTTCACCTTGTGCCAGAACCCCTCGACCTCCTTGCTCATGTCGGTCTCGTAGAGGTCCCAGATGCTCATTTCATCGAACTTCTTCTTTTGGTCTGCCATTCGTCATCTCCTCAGTCTTCGGGCTCAGGTGGGAGGCCCGCACTGATGCGAGCCAGCCTGATCCGAGCCTCGATGGGATCAGGCTTATTATAACGGGGGTTGGCCTCAAGTCCACGAATGAACTGAGGCCATTCCCACAGAAGGAACAGGAAAAGGAGGAGGGCGGTGAGGCCCCCCATCGCGGTTACGCTACGTCCGCTGCGTCCGGAAGGTGATCCCAGAACATCCAGAGCAGAGTGTGATTGAACACACGGTCTGCACCGGCTGGAATGTCCAGAGGCAGTGTAATGCTCTCGTCCTGCTCAACACTCAGGCGACCGTCACCCAGAGTGATCAGGGGCACGTCGATCAGGGTGCCAGACTTGAGGCCGGTCGAGCCCTTCACCATACCAACGTCGAGCGTGATGTCGTCGTTGTTACGAATGGAGGACACAGCGGCGATGTCTGCGAAGTAGGCTTCCATGGAGCCCTCGACGTTGAACTGACCTGCGGTCACGTCGAATGCGCCAAGGACACTGATCGCCTTATTCGGGCTCACGTTGTTGTTGATGTTGATCGAGAACTCCGTGAGGAACGCGAACAATGCGGTCGGATTGGAACCGAGGGTACGGTCGAGCACCGACAGCTTGAGGCGAGAGATGTCATTCGAAGTATTGTATGCGTCTCCCGATACCAACGTCGGACGGGTACCCGCCTTCAGGGCAACCGGTCCAGTAATGGTGCTCACGTCAATGGCAATACCTCCGATGTCCACGGTGATCTTGTCAGCCGTCGTGTAGTTGATGGTCATCTCGTTGGCCACCCAGCCCTCCAGGTACTCAGCCTGAATTTGAGCGAGCAAGGCGTCGTCCGGCGCACCGAGCTGGCGCTCCAACTGGTAGGTGCGGCGAACCTGAAGGGTAGGATCGCTCTCATTCTTGAGCACCCGACCGAAGAAGACCCGAACCGTCTCAGCGGTCGAAGCCTCGGTCACGAGAGTGCCAGCGGACTTGTCGATCTCCAGCGTACCAGCGGCGATGCTGTTGATCCGCATGAAGCCGTTGTTGGCCGCCGTGAGGAACTGGTCGCCAGCCGCGCCCGGAACATCACCACCAACGAAAATCCACTCGCCGGGGATCAGCCCCATGGTGGTGAAGTCCTCTGCCGCCGTTACCAAGGTAGGCAGGGCAGGCAGAGCCGGTACCGTCACGTCCAGATCGCCAGCCGCGAACTCGAAGCCGACCGTAGTCAGGGTCGCCGCCGCGTTGATGGTGGCGTCCAAGGTGAGGGTCTGGCTCACGGTGATCAGATTATTGGTCACGGCGGTCACGTCGAAGATGCCGTTGTTGGCCGCGTCATCGTGGCCGGTCATCTTGAGAATGTCTGCGATTTGCCACGTCAGGCCGTTCTGGTTGGTCACAGTCAGGGTCAAGGCATCATCGCCCGCACCCGTCAGAGCCGTGGTGGCAGCGCCCACACCCGTGTCGGTGCCGGTGCGGCCCTCGTTGGTCGTGAAGCCGCCGACGATAACAGCAGGGGGTACCTGATCCACCGTCAGAACCACACCGGCCGCCTCAGTGGCAACACGCCAGTGCTGTACGACCGTTGCGTTCACGTCCGTCAGGGACACGATGTCGTCCACCGCGTAGCCCGTACCACCGATAACAACCGCTGCCGTGTTGGCGATGCGGCTGTCCACGGTGATGACGTTCGCGCCGTTGATGTCCGTCATCAAGAAGTCTTCGAGTTCGCCAGAGAGGCCCGCCCGGCGAGGAGAGCGGTCAGCCCCCACGTCATTCTTGCGGCGCAAGTCAGCGAACATGAACCCCTGAAGAATGTCCTGGAGATTATCCTGGGTCAGGTCGTTCTGGAGG